ATACTTTTACACCTTGGTTTACAAGTGCTTTACCACCCGCAGTGTATCCTGAAGAAGTAACTTCAGTATTAGATCCACCACCTGGGTTTGTTGAATAGTTCTCTGTTGATTTACCTAAAGTTGCTGACGATGTATACATCGCTAATTTATATGTATCTGTTGATGCATCAAAATCGTGACTTCCTTGAAGTAATTCTTTTTTAAATGAATTACAAATTGCGTTAGTTGTTATAGCCATATTAATCTCCTTTTAAATTTTATGGTGATGGTGAAGGTACTTTAACTCTAGGTACCCCATCATCGTATTCTGCTCGTCTTCTTCTACCCATTTGTTGTAGGGCAAAATTCTGTATACCTTCATTATACTTACTTTTATATAGATTGTACATATCCATAGGTCCTTTTAAAAAGGCATAAGCTTCAGTTAAAACTCCGTCCAAAAGCATTCCTTGTTGGTATTCAGATAAATAAGTATTGTTAGAAGAAGTGAAACTTGGTGGTGTAATAATATAATTTAATTGTACTGCATATGCTTGGTCTGGTGTAGGTGCAACTACTATTGATGTTTCATCCCAGTTAGCATAATATTTTGGTAATCCTGTAGCACCACTTCCGTTAAATTCTGTTATAAAACTAGTATCTCTTTTTTCCATAAAAGTTCTAGTTCCAGATTGATCAGTGGTACTAAATACTTGTAAAGATCTAATTAATAAAAAATCTGCAGGAGTTACTAAGTATCTTTTGTTTGCAGTAAAAGATGAAGTTGCATATTTTCTAGTGTCATCATAATCAACTTTACCTGCAATATCTAATTCTGTGTTTCTAATAAACTGACCAATGATAGTATCTGTTAAAACATTACTATCTACTTCAGTAAAGTTTCTTACTTGTGTTAAAAAATCTGAATAAGTTATAGCCATTAAGTAATACTCACTGTTACTGAATTAATTATAAAATCTAATTGTCTTCTTCTATTTTGTAGTGATGGATCCGCTGGTTTCATAGTGCTTATTACAACACCGGCACTTGTTAAAACGTCTGCGGGTTGGGTTGTGATAAAAGCAAAATTACCAGGAAGAGTTAAGTTAGCCACACCGACCATTGTACCTCCAGAATTTGATTTTGTATTATCGTTACTAGCAACTGTTTGTGGTTGTTGAAATTTCTGTGATCTTGTGTTTTGTAAAGCTATTGCATCCGCACTAGTATGTCTTCTACGTATTTGTGGATGTTTAGGTTCAAATTCTGAATAATGAACTAAGGAACCATTCCATTCTTTTACCATTTCAGTGTAAGGAAATGCCATACCTGATCTATCTGATATTGCTTGTGATCTTTTACCTGTTGCCCATTTAGCCATAATTATATTCCATTAGGGTAAAAAGATTGAGGAGTAATATAAGTTGAAGCTCTTTGACCATCTTCATCTAATGCTCTCTTTAATTGATCTTCATAAATTAATTTATTTTGCTGTACAAGTGTCGGTGCGTTCTTCATTGCTAAGTAGTAAGCAAGTCCTGCAACCATACAAGGTAAAAATCTAAATACCACATCAGCATCGTTTGTGTAAGCTCCCGCATCTTGAATTCTTTTAATTACGTAATATTTTAAAGTGGTGTATGTAATTAAGTTAGGTGCTTGATATAAATATATTTTAGGAATTTCTTGTCTATCCACATAATACTGTGATGGTTGACCTACAGCTAATTTATTAGGAAGAGCAGAATAAGCAGATCTATCAATTTTTGTTAAAGCAACATCTTGTGTGTTAGCTGTGTTTGCACCTGCTGCAGTTGTAGATACAAAAGCCTCAAGAACATCACTTACAGCTGCGTCTACAGCATATTCAGCTTGACCAGAAACTAATGCGTTTTCATGTAAAGCTACTTTCCAAAGATGAATTCCTCTATTTGCCCATTCTGCAAATAATAAATTAAGACTAGTTCTTGCTGATCTAAGACTGTGACCACTAGTTGTAGCCATTCCACATCTCTCATAAGCCTCTTGTATGATTTCTTCTATAGATAAATCAAATGTCGTAGTCCCTGAAGTTGCCATTAATATCCTTTTTACGGTTGTACAATTTCTTGGATTGTATCACTTTTTGACTAAACTTTGAAGACCTTAGGTTTTTTGCTATTAAATTTCTTTTTAACTTGAATTTTTTTCTTTTTTTCACCTCTAGCACCCCTTAACTTGCCATCTATTTGTGCAGATATCTGTCCTCGTCCTATCGCCATTATATTAAATCCTTAGCCTTCCCTATTATTGGTTTGTATTTAGTTTTACCTTCTGATTTATACACATGCATAAACTGTCTTCTAGGTTGATAAGGTATATAACTTGCATGAATCCATCCAGAGTTAGGTTCTCCTGGAGTGTAGAATTCTAAAAGCAATTGATCTGTCTCACAGTTCATGTGAACCCAATCAGCAACTTCAGCGTTATCGACTCCTACACATTCGAAATCAACAGCCTCAGCTTTTGCATGCTGCGATTTTTCTGAGCTACCTATAGCTTGGCAAAGCTCTATAGTACGGAACCCTGAAGTGACTTTAACTCTTCCAAAATGGTCACGTACGGGTTGTAATACATTATCACATAAATCTTTTAATTTTTCTATTTGATCTGCGTTAGGGTTGTTATCAATACCTAAACGTATGGCTGTATCTGATTTGATCAACTCTTGAAGAGTAAAATTTTGAGAAAGGTTCATTCTTGTATAATTTTTTTGATTGCTTTAGATCCGTCTATATTTTCTTCAAGTTCAACTTTTACTTTTCCGCATTTGTATTGAATATTATCATTTGCTGTACGTTCCGCAACTCTTTTTCCTTTTAAACAATCTGACATAGCAGGTTGTATTCTGTGTTCTGTGAGAACACCTCCTATAAACATACAAAGAGCTACTACGCTACTGATGACCGTTTCCATTTGCTCTTACCTTATCTTTTAATTCTTCAACATCTTCCAATGCTTTGTCTAATTGTGTTTTTAAAAATTCTATATTAACTTTGTTTGTCATATTCATTTCTTGAGTAGATTGTAATTTCTCTACGGTCTTATAAAGATCTTCCAATAAAAAATGTTGCTCCTGGTCCGTGGGCACTTGTTCCGACTTCTTTAACAAATCATTTTCAAACAACTCACGTGATGTCTCCAGAGATACTAACCTTGCAGTAAGCTCTGTGTATGCGAACACGCCCATTGCAACGAGCACGATTAGGCTAGCAACCGTCTTCATCGGCATTTGTACTGCAGCAGATTCAGATATGTTTAAAGGTTTGTTACTCATCTTACAATTTTATCTCCCATAAGTTTAATTTCTGGATTTTCTTTTTTATAATTATCTTTAATTGAATCCCAGTAGCTTCCCTCAGGTTTATTAATTTTATCATCTGGAATTATTATACCAGAACATTTTGAAACCAAAAGTTTGAAATTAGGGTTGTTTGATAAAGTGGGGTTTTTATTAACTTTTCCACACATTTTCATAAGCTCTAACTGTTGTTTTAGTTCCATGTTTTCTTGTTGCACAGCTTTAAATTCATCAGTGCAGGCAGAGCCTAAATACTTTCTCCATGTTAAACGTAAGGACCTATCATCAGAAGGACTACTATAATTATTATCGGGATTAAAGTGTCTATACCTAGACTCCGAATCTCTTTGTTCGATTGATAGGCTTAGGTCCCCAGTGCTACAAGTATTAGTACCGTTATTGAGATACTCATTTCTACTATGTGCGGGTTTCATAAAACATAACAACACAAATAAAATAATTAATACACCTGTAAAATAATAATTCATCCTGGCGATCTCCATGTTGCATAAATCCTTAATAGTTAATTTCCCTGTTTAAATCTTTTATATCGTAGCTGTGTTCCCTTACTTGATCAGCTAATTGTCTATATAAATTTTCTGCCATCTGCCATGTTGCTTCAGCAGAAGATAGTCTTGTGTTAATATCTGTAATATTTTTTTCTAATACACCCACGTCTCTTTCAAGATTAGTAAGTCTTAATTCGTTTTGATTAATAGTGTCAGTAAGATTTACAATATAACGAACACCCGTAAATGTTCCGACTAGCACTGAAGCTACAACCGGCACCATTACTATATTCTTTTTTAATAAATCTACTAAATTCATTTCTTTTTCCTTTTGAATATATTATCTATCTTTGAAAACAGCTTGTCTAGTAGACCAAAAAAATTATAAATAAACCTATCCATTATTCGTAACTTTTATCTTCTGCGTTTACTTTTTCTTCAACATCATAAAACATTTTGTCACTATCTTCTGTAAGCCAATCTTTATTTTCAACATTCCATTTTGTAGTTTGTACCGAATAGTCTGGAACCCCGTCACCAACAGTGTAATTAGGAGCATCCCACAAAATGCGGTTATTAGGCTGAGCTGCATAATTGCCGTCATCAAGAGCCAATATATGCGCACACTTATGTTCAGCGGGTATTTCAGAATGTTCCGTATCCAAAATGTTTCCCTCTGGATGACCCCAATCAATGGTAAATAAATACTCGAATGAATAATTTTTTTTATCTTTTCCATAATACTTTCCTCGTTTACCTCTTAGAAAACTAAAGCAATGAACACTAGGGTAATAACTAAAACAATTCCACAACTGAAGTTGGTCGATAGGCATATCGGGCACTTCGGCTCTATCAAATTTTTCTTGAAAAAACGCTGATATAGGCAAACGCCAAAAACACGCACCGTTTGGTAACATAATGTTAAATAAGAGTGCGCGATCTGTAATAGAGACCACACTAAAGATACAACAGTCAACAGACTCTCCTTGATGTTTTTTAAGATCATATAAATACTCCTTTCTTATCTTGCAGTATATAGGTGGTATATCAGCATTCAAGTATGCCATAAGCTAGCACTTCCAACGTCTTCTAGCTTGTCTTAATCTTGAATTTGGATCTTTTGCAGCTTTAGGAAATTTTTTCATTTGTCCTGCTGATCTTGCACAATAAGATTTTCTCCTAGCTGATCTTTTCTTTCCTGGATTATCTTCTGTAACAGCGGTGCTTAATTTACTTCCAGGGTTTTTTCTTCTATATGCTGCAACACCTGCAGCAGTCATACCTGCACCACTTTTAGTAGATCTAAAATTCTTTTTATTTCTAGCAGGCATGTTATCTCCGCCTTTTTTAAAACTAGCAACACCTCCAAGTGCTTTTCTTTTTTTTCTAAAAACAGATCTTGTTAGTTCAGTAAAAGATGGCATGTTGGTTAGTTTTTCCATATCCGATCTCCAAGATTCTGCAGATCCAGAAGAACCTACATCTCTCCCTCTACCCATTCCCCTAGCAGAATTTGCACCAGTACCCCTAACTTTATGTGGTTGAAAAGTGCTTCCTTTTTGTGATTGAGCTTTAGCTGGTATTATTTTTGAATCAACAGCACCTGCTCTAATGTTATATTTTTTTACAGATTTTGTTCCCTGACCTGCTTTTTCAACATTAGCTTTTGATTTTCTAGCTCTTACATTACGCTTAATGCTTTTGACAAGATCAACAATTTTCTTACCTGCGTATTTACCGCCTGCATATGTTAATCTAAATTTACTCACTTTAGCCTGTGTATGTAATAGTTATACTTCCACCAGCACCTGCAAGATTATAAACAAGTCCATTCTTAAAAAGAATACCGGAACCTGGTACATAAACTTCTAAACCTTCTGTGTTGAAATTGTATGTAGCAACTGCAGTTCCAGGTGTTGAAGCATCGTCTGAATCATAAAAAATAATTGTTGAACTTGCGATACCTTCACCTTGAATAGAAGTAATTCTCATTCTTCCAGCTTTTGCTAATGTATTTGCACCAACCGTAGTCATATTAAGAACTCGTTGGTCTGAACTAAAACTTCCTCCGCCTGACATAATTGTCTCCTTTAATTTGTGGCTCCCGAAGGAGCCACTAGTTTATTATTATAAGTCTACTGCGTCTTGAACAGAATTATTCTGCATGTATAAAACAGTAACTGTTGCTGCACCAGTTGTACCATCTCCGTTAGCACCTGTGAAATCAGCAAGAACTTGTATGTCAGTTGCACCAACATTAGTTGCTTCTGTATCCAAAGTACCATGAGTAGTTGCTAAAGCTTTAACATTAACTGTAGCTAAAAATGCATCTGCATCCGCTACTGTTCCTACTGAAATAGTTGCTGCACCACCATCATTATTTACTGTAGTAACGTTTAAAATTACATCTACTATTTGTGAATTTGCTGGAATTACTGCACAAACTTGATTTAAATGTGAAGCACCAATGATATCAACCTTTACTGATTGAGACATTAAAACTTGCCCAATGTTTTTTATATTTTCACCAAGTGTAGTTCCTGTTGTATTTCTTATTTGACCAGCTGTTATCGGGCCGGAAAAGTTAGTTGTTGCCATAATATTTTCTCCTTGTATAGCGGTTAAACTTTGTAGTCTCTATACCGTCTGCCTAGCCAGTCTACAAAATTAATTTAATTTCTAGGTCTTTTTATTATACATAAAAAAAGGGGCGATGTGAACACCGCCCCTTTTTAGTAACCCTAAGGGTTAATATATTGACTATTAGCTAGTCGGTAAGTTTCCGTTACCAAATATACATCTTGGGTCTGACCAACCAAAGCTGTATCTTTCTCTAGCTTTAAATCTCATATTACCTGTATCGAAGTCACCTTCCATTGCAGTTTTGATAGGTGATCTAACGAAGTATTTTAATCCGTTAGGCACATCAGTTAACAAGAAGAATGAGTCTGTGTCAGTTAAAAAGTTATTAACTCTGTAACCTTCAGGAACCATTCCCATGTTATTAATTGCATTGATGTCATTGTCGGCAGTTCCAACTCTCATTGGCGACTTCATGATTCTCTCAGCAGTAAATTGTAATTCTTTTGGAATTATCATTTTTCTACCAGAAGAAGCAATTTTTAAGCCTCTTT